TGAACCTTTACCAAAATAAGAATGCCCAATCCAACCCCCATTATCGGCTAAAGTAGAACCACTTGAATCTACATTTATATTTCTTACAGTAACATTTGAATTACCATTACTACTTAAATTACCATTTTCAACCAAACCAGGATAATTTGTAACACCATTAATGGTTACATTTGTATTACTACCATCTATTGTAATATATTCACTTCCAATAATAAAGTATTGATTGCTTGCATCTAAAGTAATATCATCGCCAAAAGTTACTAAAATATTATTATTTAGATTTCCATCATTTATTGTTATAGGCCAAGTATTTGAATATATATCTGAATTATATATGGTTATAATTGTTAATTGTGATGTTAATTTATATGGAGTATTTGGTTCTAATCCTATATTAGTCCATGTATCACCAGGTTTAGATTCTGTAGGAGTACCTGTTAATTTAATATTAGCACTGGCATCATCCCAATTACCATCAGCAATATAAGTATTTTGGGATGTAGTATTACCAGAAGTAGTACCAAAAATACCATCAGCATTTCCACCACTAATAGTACCTGAAGAGTAACAATTTGATACATTTGCTTGACCAGAATCACCAGCATTAGAACCACAAATACCACCAGCATTTTTACCACCAATAGCACCTGACGAGTAACAATTTGATACTGTTACTTCACCATTATCCCGGCCAGCAAATTCACCACAAATACCACCAGCACCATCACCAGTAATAGTACCTAAAGAGGAACAATTTGATACGTCTACTGTACCATTATAACCAGCACTAAAACCACAAATACCACCAGCCTGTCCACCAACAATATCACCTAAAGAGGAACAATTTGATATAGTTACTTCACCCTGAGACCGGCCAGCATAAGAACCACAAATACCACCAGCCTGTCCACCATTAATATCACCTGTCGAACTACAATTATCAACAAGTACATTTGATGAAGCTTTACCAAAATATTGTTGCCCAATCCAACCCCCATTAATGTTTAAAGTAGAACCACTTGATTTTACATTAATATTTTTTACAGTAACATTTGAATTACCATTAGTACTTGAAGTACCGTTTTTAACTAAACCAGGATAATCTGTAACATCATTAATGGTTACATTTGTATTACTACCATCTATTGTAACATAATCACTTTCAATCTTAAAGAATTGATTACTTGCATCTAAAGTAATGTCATCACCAAAAGTTACTTTAACACGACTCCCTTGATTTCCATCATTTATTGTTATAGGCCAAGTATATATATCTGGATTATTTAAGTCAGCATTTGTTAATGTCCTTGATTTTGAAATTGTAGACATTATAATATATATTTGATATAAAATATCTAAATTATTTAACCTCAGCATTCTTGACAAAATGCTTGTTCATATACTTTTGAATAGTAAAATATGTTAATTCATCACTATCATTTAATGCTAATAAGGTCTTTAGTTTTTCATCTGGTGAAATAATTTTTGAGTTTGTAGTATTTTCCAACTTATTTTCTTTAATATAGGCAACTAATGCGCGAGTTACTTCTGTTCGAGCAATTTCAGTGCCTTCAGTCTTATTCATAAATTCACACAATTCCTTTGTTACTTTGCTTGGCTTGGCAAATCCAGAGGGTTGTCTGTTTCCTTTATTCTTCGTCTTGATAACTTCCTTTTTAAGGCACTTCATTTGTTTTTTAACGTTTTTATCTAATTGTTTAATATTTTGTTGGATTCCAGTGATTTGTGTCTTCATTTGATTTAGTTGCGTAACTAATTGCTCAAATTGATTAAAAATGTCTTCATCTATTTTTGTATTAATTTCTTCTTTCTTACTCATTTATATTTACATTATCAAGTAATATTTAAATTGATTTGAATTAAATATTATTTTTATTAGTGATGTCTACGGTGTCTTCTAGTTTTTCTGCCACGTTTTTTTCTGCTTCTACGTCTTTTACGACTTCCACCAACCACATTATGACCAGCTTGACCTTTTTCAGCAGCATCTAAAGCATCATAATCATCATCAGACGCTGGAGTTTCTGTTTTGTCTGGTATTTGTTTTTTTTGTAAATCTGTTCCCACTGTAGCTTTAATACCACCTTCTTCAATATCACCAATTTGATTTTCAATATCTGGCTCTTGAGGTTGTCCTCCTTTCTTTTTACGCATATTTTTACAGATTGGGCATTTACAGTTTGCTTTATGTCCATTACCTCTTTTCTTTTTACGTCCACCTTTAGGTTCTTTTTCTGCCTCGCCTTCTTTTTCTTTTCCCTTATCTTCTTTTTCTTCTCCCTCGCTTTCTTGGGGTTCTTTTTCATTGCTTTCTTGAGCTTCTTTTACTTCAGCTTCTTCAGGAATATCCATCATATCTTTTTCATCATCGCCATCACCACCTCCTCTTCTCTTCTTAGTTCTTCTATTAGATTTTTTTCCGTATCTTTTCTTGGAATTTTTCATATTTTTACAAATGGGGCATATACACGCTTGTCTGTGTCCATTTTTTTTCTTAGAACCAGCCGCATATTCTTGTGCTTTTTTCACATCATCCGCATAACCACCGCGTTTAGCTTTATTTTTCATATTTTCACAAATATGGCACGAACAACTAAATTTGTGACCATTCTTTCTTTTTCCCCCAACAAGTTTGGAATTATCAAAATTGCTACTCATTATATATTAATATGATAAATTAGTTTTTTAAAAATTAAATAATATAAAATTTTTAATTTTTATACAAATTATACGCTAAAATATTTACTTAGATTGAATAGTAATAATTGACGAGTCGTCTGTTCTTTTAAAATTAGCAGGCTTTCTGGTTTGTGTTCTTGGTCTATCACCAACTAAAGTCCATTCCTTTCTATTACTATCGCTCACTCTACCTCTCGAACCAGTAGTTTTTCTTTGACCCCCCTTCTGTCTTGGTATTTGTGGTTCATCACTATTAGCTTGTTCATTAGCATTCTTAGATACTCTATACTCATTTCTAGACATCTTAAAATCACGTCTGGTTTCACACATCAATTTTCCACCTCTAATACCAGCAACTTGTGAAGCTTGCCATTCATGCTTGTCTGATTCAACTCTGTTCAAATCAAATTCAACATATTCTCCTTGAACTAAATACTTGTATTGTTGAGAATCAACATTAATAGCACTGTGATGAACAAATACATCAGTTCCAGAACGAGCTCCATCAGTAACATTAATAAATCCATAACCAGCCTTATTATTAAACCACTTTACGCGTCCAGTTAGGTGTTCAGAAGCGGGTGAAGGTGTAACAGTATCGTTATTAGATGACATTCTATTATATTAATAAACATAAATTTATCTTTATATCTTTTTAGTAATAAAATATTATTTTGTTCCTTGAGTTATATAGTATACATGTGATAACACAAATCTTTCTAAATCTGCCTTTTTTGTTATATCAATATCATTCATATTGATATTTGAAAAATCAAAAAACTCTATGTTATTTACAGATACATATTCAAAAATTGGAATTAAATTTATACTATCTGGCTCTACAATTTCTCTCAAATTTATATTATATTCATATGACATATATTTTACGTAATTATAAATAGTTAATCCTATCATTTTAAATCTTTTATCTTCTTGTTGTTCTGCTTTTCGGTTTACCATTTGAAATACATTAAAGACAGATTTTATGTATTCATCCATTTTATCATAACGATTTTCCATTTTATTTATTATATTATATTATTAATTTTAAATTATTTTTTACTTAATATTTGTAATTCACTTTTTAGATTATCAATAATTAAATAATAATTAGGTTTTTCTTCATATTCCATTGTTCTTGAATATTTTAAAAGTTCCAATAAAACTAATGGATATCTATTATCTTTTATCATATCATTTTTTAAGTTGATTATTATTTCTTCGTTAGACTCATTATTCCATGGCAAAAATCCTAAATTTAAATAAATTAGCATATAACATAAAGACTCTAAATCGTCTCGTCTACTTAATTCATAACATTTATGTGAAGATATACTGGCATAATTATTACTTCCTATCATGCGATTAGTTTTTTTAATTTTATTATGTTTTCCATTTTCAGTATACGATTTACAAAAACCAAAATCAATTAAATATATATTATTTATATTATTTAATCCAAATAAAAAATTATCAGGTTTTATATCTCTGTGAACTAAACCTTTATCATGTATTGTTTTAAGAATTGTAAGCACTTTTATTCCAATTTTTAAAGTAAGAGCTAGAGAGAAAGATTTATTTTTAATAAAATCTTGTAATGAATTGCCTAATAAATTAATTACCATATAATAATTTTCATGATCTTTACCAAACCATTTTACGGAAGGTATGCCTTCATATCCATTTAAATATTGATAAATTGTTGATTCATTTTTTAACAGTTTTAAATTGTCTTTAATAGGTTCTATTTTAATTGCAACAAATTCTTTTGTTCTGATATTTTGTCCTTTATAAATTGACCCAAAACAACCAGAACCTATGTTGTCTAATAATATATATTTTTTATTTATTAATTCCATTAACTATGTAAATTAATAAGTATTTATATTATTTACAGAGTAAATATGTAAAGTGTAATTATGTGAGTAAATAACATAAATAATTGTTGTGTTATCAATGTAATTTTACTATACAAAGATAAAGGATATAGTTGTGATATTCCTACTCCAGCCTGTATAGTTGTACTTAATAGTATATAATCAACAAATGATTTCTTATCTTTATCCATAAAATGAAATTCTTCTGAAATATTTGAATATATTAGTGCAAATACTATAATACATAAAATATGAACAACAAAAGTTCTAATAACTAATTTCATAATAATATATAATAATATTATTATGAAGTTATTGTATTAAAGATTATTTTCTAAATTATTTAATGGGAGGAGGTTTAATGGGTCTTAAACGTTATATATATCAATTAAATATTGAGCAAAAAGAACCTATTACACAATGTTTTATAACTAAAAATACAAATACATCACAAAAAGATGTTATTGATCATTTGTCTATGATATGTTATACCTTATTAGAAAATCAAACAATATATGACAAATCACAATTTGTTCATGCAATTCAAGAGATACAAAATACACTTTCTATAATAAATAATTAATTTTATATAAGATAAATAATAATTTTATATAAGATAAATAATAGGATAAATAATAATCTAAATGTTATTTATATGTCTATTAATTTGGATAATCAATCATTAAAAAATACATTAGCAAATAAATCTGCTGCTGATTCTTGGCATGATTTTCATAGTTCAATTTTTGGAATAACTGATATTATAAAAACAAATGAAAAAAAGTATTTAACAGGACTACCTGATGGAGTTACGGATTTAGGTGATTTTAACAATGAAGGAGAAGCATTATCCAGTGTAGTTAATTCTATAGGAGGATGTAAATTTAGTGAATATATTCATGGTAAATGTAGAGGACAGAGTGGAATTATTCCTGGACTAAGTACACCATATACTATACAAACTATAAATGGAATTGATTATTCAGTAAAATCATTAGTGGTATCTAAGGGAAGTTCAACATTAGGAACTAAAGAAAACATAGAAGCTCCTACTTTTTTTACCGAATTAGGAGAAGGTGTAATACCTGAAAATTCTGCTCTTATTATAGATGCTACAGCAATTAGTCTTTTACAAATATTAAAAACAGGGTCTTTTACAGGCAATAAGCGAACTATTTATTATGCATTTATTCCTGAAATAGAGAATGACCCTGCCGGAAAAACTCCAATCAATTCTACAATATTTAATTCGCCAGATGGTGTTAAATTAATACCTTGTTTATCAAATAGTCCTCCAAAATTTAATTACAATTATTCTTTTGATAGTGATTTTAGTGGAAATGATATTAAAGATAATGATAAAAACCCATATAAAAAATTTTTTACTAGATATAATTTTCAATTATCAGAATTACAAATAAATCAAAAAGGTAAAAATCTTAATTATACTACAAATTTATTAATTTCATCAAATGATAGAGTGAATGGTACAAATAGTGAAAATATTATTGATAGTAAAAAAAAGAATAACATTAGTTTTTTAAAATCTATTTTGAAAAATACAATAAACCTATTAGGTAAAGGAAGAACATCTGAAGCAAAAACAAAAAATAATTTTTTGTTTAATACAAAATTTCAACAAAAACGTTCAGGAGATTGGTTACAAGTTTTAGCTTGTTTACTTTTAAAATCTCGCCCACTTAAATCATATGATGAAATAGGTCCAGCGCAAGAAAATATAGAACAAAATATTTCATCTGTATTTTTTGTTACACATGATCGAATTGCATTAGCATTTGCTTTATTATGTGGAATACAATGTATATATACTCATGCAGAGAGTAAGGCCGTATATGTTTTTAAACAATCTTCACCAGAACAAGTGGCAGAGGAACAACAACGTGTTTTTAACATTAAAAAAACAAAAATAAATGAGATATATAACTTTCAAACTGGTGTCGGTATGAGTACGCCTGGTAGTAGTGTATATGGAACTCATGTTACTAGAGGTCTTAAGCCATCATATGATGCTTATCATAATTTTCGAGAAACTGTTATAAAATCTTATAGAGATCAAATAATTGAAAAATTGGAACAAAATAATTTTACTGACCAATTTGATTCAAATACATTTTCAGATTTTACAAGTGAGTTATTTTCATTGTGTTCTATATTAAACTTTTTAATATTAACATTACCAGATTTAGAACCTCAATACGCAAAAATTACAGACTATACCAACAAAATACAAAAAATAAGATCTGACTATAATAAAGATAAAACCGAACAAGAACATATTGAAAAAACTGATAATATTATAGCTATTCCTATTTTAAACGAAATTATAGAACTTTATAATAATTTAATAAGAAATGAAACCACGCTTAAAGATACTCTTTCAAAATATGTAGATAATACAACAGAAATAAAAATAAAAATAAATTTGGATAAAACAATTACATCTTTTAAAAAAACACCATCATTTAAACTAGCAAATGGGTGGTTATGGTCAAATACAATTGGAAGCAATAGAATTTGGGAAGCATTTAAGAGTGCCATAACTTCTTATAAGTCCGATAAAAACGCATTTTTATATAGTTTGGATTTATTACCATCAGATATAAAAACAAATATATCTAAAAAATATGTAACTATTTTAGATTTGTTAGATAAAGATACAATTGTAATTAATGAAAATACAAATCCAATGATTGATAGACGAAAACCAAAATTTTTAACATCTGCTCGTGCGTTTTGTGCTGAATTATTTTTAAATTTTGGTAAAAGTGTTAGTAATGATACTACTACGGCAGCAAATATTTCAATTGAAACAGGAATTGACAGCACAATAAGTGATATTGATACAAAAATAACAAATGTTTTTTCTAGTAACAAATTACTTAGTGATTCTGCTGTAGTTATGGAAAACTCGGCTTATGTGGCCGAAGAACTTAACTCTTCAGTAGGTATAGAATCAGATGCTAATGTCGAATATTTAATAGATTTAAGTGCTGATGAAACAAAAATTCAACCAGAAAACGAAAACGAAGATCAGGTTGATGGAGCGTATATATTACAAGGTGGTGGTGTAATTACAAGAAGAATGGCGGCTTCAATAGCAAGTTCTGTGACAGGAAATACAGATGGTTTTACATTACAACCAAACACAGAAATTAATATGAAAAGTACTACATATGTTCTATTAAATGCTATTTTAAACTATAAAGATTCAACATCTGTATTAGTTTATACTCAATTACAAGGTTATCAAACAGAATTATCAGAACAAACAGAACCAATAAGAAGTGAATTATCAGAACAAACAGAACCATCAAGAAAAAGACAAATCAAATTAGGAGAAGAAGAAGAAATAAGAGAAGGAGAAGAAGAAGAAATAAGAGAAGGAGAAGAAGGAGAAGAAGGAGAAAGAAAAAGACCAAAACCAAATGAAGAATTAATTGGAGGAGGTGATCCTGAAGATTCTGAAAAAATGTCAGCTTTAACTGAACTTGTAAAACAACTACATATAGAGCCAACCACGAAGGCTGAACAAATTTCTCCTGAAACAGATTTATTAAAAAATGGAAATATGTTTTTTCATCCTATGTTGCCCATTTATATGATTGCGGAGTCTTTAAATGAAGTAGCTAATAATAATTTCATTGAAGATTCACTGGAATATGATTTGTATTTGAATTACTTAAATTATCTCACTGCTTTAAGGGATACATTACACGAGTCATACAAATCTAAAAAGAATCTTGATATAGTAGTTGCATATATAATTGGTGCTGGACTAAAAGAGTTATTATTTAATACAGACGTTTATAATATGACTATAAATGATTTAGAAACTTCTGAACAAAAAGGTGGTGACAACACAAAATCAACCACATCAAGTCAAACAACGACATATGAACCAAAAGTATATAATCTTCAATTGCGAGGAAATGTTGCTGAAGGTCCAGGTGAATCTAAGATAGTGTCTCCTTCTGTACCTAGTGAAGAACCTAGTGAAGATATATTTACCGGAAGCAATAATTATTGCGAAAATGTTATGGGTATTTCTAAAAAACAATTTTTTCCAGTCCAAATATTAACTGATGTTCTAAGAGGTTATATTTCTGGTTGTATTATAAAAACACCACAAGAAATTACAAATGGAAAAATAATTTTAAATAATCCTATATTCAAAAACTTTATAAAAAAGGTAAAACCAGAAACTATTTTTAATGTAGACACTGATATATCAGAACCAATTGAATCATTTAAACAAAAAACTTTCAAATTTTTAATTGAAACAGGAAATATTATTATTACCGATAGAGGAGATGAATCTGTAGTTATTCCTTCAGAACCGGAAATACAAACACCTGATGTTGAAACACGTCGTGAGCTTGCGGCAAGTGCGGCTGAAGGACGCATACAACAAACGCAACAAAATAAAAAAGGTGGAACAAGAAAAAGACACGTTAAAAAACATAATCGTAGTATTAAAAGAAATAGAAAAACAAAAGGTAAATTAACAAAATGTTATAGAAATAAAAAGAAAAAATACACAAAAAAACACTTAAATTGAAAAATTAAAAATTTTAAAATTATTGCTTTGAAATATTATAATTATTGCTATATTACTATTTAAAAAAATAATAATAATAATAATTATATATTTGTAAAATGATTGAAACAGATATTGTACTAGGATGTAGTTTCGGTGACGAAGGAAAGGGTAAGGTAGTATACAATCTATTGAAAAAAAATGGTTATAATTTGTGCGTTCGTTTTAATGGTTCCGGAAATGCTGGGCATACAATTTATGAAAATGATATAAAATTCGTTGTTCATCAATTACCGGTTGGAATATTATTAGAAAATGTATATAATTTAATTTCAAGTGATTGTTTAATTGATATATCACGTTTAAAATCTGAACTAGATGAACTTAATAAAAAAGGTATAAATACAACAGGTAGATTATTTATTAGCAAGTCTTGTCATATAATAACAAGTGAATGTATTGATTATGATAAAAAAAATAATAAAGTTGGTACTACTGGTTCTGGAATTGGTCCAACATTCTCGCAAAAAATGTTACGTATAAGTAAAAGAGTTGAAGACTTTTATGATGAAATAACTGGTTTAGGAGTTGAAATAGTTGATATGCGTAAGTTTTGGTTTTCAGAATTTGTCGAAAATAACATAAAAAAGGTTTTGTTAGAAGGCGCTCAAGGGTTTGAACTTGACATCAATTGGACTAATAATTATCCTTATTGTACATCGTCTACTTGTACAATTGGAGGAGCAATTAATACAGGTATTCCATTAAAAAGTATAAAAGATATTTATGGAATTGCTAAAGCATATGATACTTATGTCGGGACATATCAGTTTCAACCAGAAAAATTTAATGATGAATTGAATTTGATTTGTGATATAGGTAAAGAAAATGGTGCTACAACAGGAAGAAGAAGGCAATGTAATTTTTTAAATCTGGATAATCTTATAAAAGCATTAAAATTAAATAGTTGTACAAAATGTATTATTAATAAAGTAGATATTTTAAAGCAAACTTCAATTTATAAAATTTATTACAATAATAGTATAAAAACATTTTCTGATTTAATTGAGATGCAAAATTTTATAGTTAATGAACTAAGTTTTCTGGAGAAAGGAGTTATTTTTTCATTTAATCCATATTCAATAGAATAAATAAAATATATTAAAGATTTTTTAAATATATTAAAATATGTCAGAATTTGAATCAGTTATAAGCAAAAGATATGAAGCGCCAATTTTATCTAAATTATGGTGTCCAAATAATAGAATTAAAATAATGAGACAATTATGGATTGATCTAGCATCTATTCAAAAAGAACTAGGTCTTGTTTATATTAGTGAAGAATCTATAAAAGAATTAATTGATAATCGTGATAATATAGACTTTGATAAAATAAAAATTTATGAATTAAGATATAAACATGATATAATGGCACATATAAAGGCTTATAGTGATTTATGTCCTAATGGAGGTAAAATTATTCATCTGGGTGCAACAAGTAATTTTATAAACGATAATGCTGATGTAATTTTAGTAAAAAATAGTTTTAAATCGATAAATTATCAAGTGAAATCACTAATAGAATGTTTTAAAGAAAATGCTAAAAAATATTCAACCACTCCGACAATAGCATATACACATTTACAAGCTGCACAACTAATTACTATTGGTAAAAGGTTTTCTATGTGGTTACAAGATTTGTTAATAGATTATGATAATTTAACTAAACTAAAAATTCCATTTAGAGGAATAAAAGGAACAGTTGGTTCAGAAGATACATTACTTAAATTATTTAATAATGACCTTAGTAAATGTGATAAATTAAATGAAAAGCTTGCGCAAAATTACTCTTTTGATACAAGAATAATTGTTTGTGGACAAACTTATTCTCGTAAACATGATGTTAAATATATAAATTTATTAAGTTCTATATGTCAATCAATATATAAAATAATGAATGATATTCGTTTATTATCTGGAAAAGGTGAAGTTTATGAAGAATTTGGAGAAGAACAAATAGGTTCTTCAGCTATGCCTTATAAAAAAAATCCTATTACATGTGAAAAAATATGTTCTCTTTGTAGATATGTTATAAATCAAGAACAAAATATGGTTCAAACTTATATAAATCAATGGTTAGAACGTTCATTAGATGATTCTGCAATTAAACGTATAATTTTTCCAGAATGTTTTTTATTAGTTGAACATATTTTAAATGAAAGTTCAAAAGTAATAAGTAATTTACACTTCAATTTAAAATATATTAGCGAACAAGTAAATAATCATATGGTTAATGTAATTTCTGAGGAAATAATTATTAATGGTGTAAAAAATGGTTTTAGTAGACAATATATACATGAAAAATTAAGACAAATATTAACAAATAATGAAAACAATTCAATATTTACATCTTTTAATAATGACAAGGTAATTGAAAATATTATTATTGATAACAATATAAGTTTTAATCCATTAAATTATATAGGCAGGAGTATAGAACATTCACTTCTAAACATATAATGATTGATTAGTTACCACATATTTTAATGTCATATGTGGTATCTCCTTTAATTTACTTAAGAAAGCTATATTACCAGTCATTTCAGAAATTTTTTCGAATTCACTTGAAATATTATTAATTTTTAACAAAGCCTTTACAAATTCACCCAAAAATATTTCTTTTTTGCTGCCTAATTCCTGTAAAATAAATTTACATTCTTCAATATTTTCACAATCACACCATTGTTCTACAAAATTCAATAGATCATAATGTATTTCGTAATCAAATCCTGTGTTAATATTTAGAGCCACTTCTTTATTTAAATAGCCTGTATATAATTGTTCTACTTCACTAATAATTTCATTAACTGTATTATCGTTTGATTTAGGAAAGTTATCTTTAAATTCATCTGTTACTCTAATATTAGTAAAACAACTAAATAATGCGACCAATTGTTTAGATGTCAAATCATCTAATTTATTTGAATTATATAATTTTGCGAATGCTAGACAATGTATTTCTCTAATTTGAGAAGCAATTTTACCGTCTAAAGTTAAATTTAATATATTTTGATCTATTTTATTCCAATTGATAAATGTTTCTTCGTTTAAAAGTTCCAATACAGATGAAACTCCTGATTGAAAGTAAGAATGTAGTGTATCATAATTATCCTTCAAAGAATTAATTTCTTTTTCTTTTTCATCTATCTTTAAATAACTATTGGTATCTTGTTGAATAAATTTGTAATTATCGATTATTTGAGCAATTTTTCTCTCAATTTCTTTTCGTTTTTTATTGACAGATGAGTGAATATTTTTCTTAAGTCCAATCAATTCTTGAATAATTTCAAGTGGTGTCCTAAGATGACCAACACAATTGTTAAGATTATCTAATTCAGTTTGTAGCTTTGTCATTTTTGTATTTAAAACTTCCATTTGACTATCAATGTCGCCGGTAATCATACTTTTACTGGCAAACTGAACTAAATTATTGTCACCAATATCAAGCAAATTTAATAGAAGATTATATGAAAGCTTAAATTTTGATGTTAATGCTTGTGGTTTGCCATTCATCATTTGTTTATAGCTAACTGAATCGACATTTCGAAATAAATTATTTAAGTGAATTACATGTCCAACTGAGTCCAAGCCAAGACGACCTGCTCTGCCAGCTGCTTGAGTATATTCATGACTATAAAGGGTTCGAACTATTTCACCGTTAAATTTATTTATATCGGTAAAAATAGTAGTTTTAACCGGAAGATTAATTCCGACACTCATAGTTTCAGTACAAAATAAAATTTTGATGAATCCTCTGGCAAACAAAAGTTCGGTCATTTCTCTCAAAATAGGCATTAAGCCAGCGTGATGAATTCCAACACCTTTTCTAAGAAGTTTAACTGTATTAACGTATTCTGGTAAATGTAAATATTCTTCGTAATTTGGTAATTTTCGAATAATCTGTTCACATTCGCGGTCAACGGTATAAGGAATTTTTGAATCAAATTCAAGAAGATTTGTAGTCATCTCTTGAGCACAAATTTCTAATTGTTTTCGCGAGAAAACATAACAAAGAGCTGGCAACATTTCTTTTTCAACCAAATGTTCTGCTAATTTATTTAGAACGTGTTGACGTTTTACTCTTACATCATTTTTATAGAATAATTTTAGCATTCTAGTTATTTTTTGATAATTGATATCATTAAATACATTTTTATTATCTTGAATAACAAATAATTTATTGGTGAGACGTTTAATTTCTTCTTGTGTAGCCTTATCTTTTACATGTTTATTGATAGAATTAGGAGTAGTTATAAAACTATAATGAGTAAGAGGAACTGCTCTCACTTGTTTTTTAGTTAGATAAACTTCTTTTTCGGTTGGTTTGGTAATATCTCCTTTTGTTTCTAGCCAAAACGCAAATTTTTCAGGGTTATCTAATGTAGCAGATAATCCAATTATTTGAATATGAGATGGTAATAGCATGATACATTGTTCCCAAATCGAACCGCGTGATTCGTCTGTAATAAAATGTATTTCATCAAACACTACACAACCTAATTCGTTTTCAATATCCATATCAAATGATACAGAAGATTTTACCGATGAATTGCTTTTAATTTGGTATAATTTATTAAGCAGGATTTCTGTGGTCATGATTAACACATCTGCGTCTGGATTTGTCTTAATGTCGCCTGTGATCAGTCCAATGCTTATATGAGGATATTTGTTAGTAAATGCATAAAATTTTTCATTTGATAGAGCTTTAATAGGACTAGTATAAATTATCTTCTTACATTTTGAATGAAAATAATTTATGGCAAACTCGCCACCAAATGTTTTTCCTGTACCGGTTGGTGCCGTAATTAAGACATGATTTCCAGTAATAACTCCTTCAACACACCATTTCTGAAAATCGTGTAATTGATATGAATAATTTTCATAATACTTTTTATAATCTTCTTCGTTTGATTTCGGATAGTTATATGAACAAATCTTTACCATAATAGCGTTATATTAATTATGCTTATATCTTTATATTATTTGTCTAAAATATTATAACCAAAAATGCTGATAAATCTTCAATGTTATAAAAGTAATTGAATTATATAAAAAAGTATATAAAAAAAAATTGAATGAAAATTTTGAATAAAAAATAAAAACATAAACACATATCAAAATACATTTATTAAAATGTCAGTTTGCTATTATAAAAGATTAACTGATCACTCTATAAGGTCTATAGATAATTTCAGATATATAGATCTAAAATTAATGAGATTTAATGTTAATATCAATATAAATAAGATTTCAAATATAGTTTATACAATTTTAAGTGATTATTGTAAAGAAAAAGTAATTGGATATGATAAAAAAAACAATATATACTGGTATAAAATGTATGATACAGATTATTGTAAACTACACATTGAAATAGAAATTTTTAAACACAATGATGTAAAATCATTTGTGAATATAATTCCATTAACAGGAAGCGATACATTAATAAACGAATTTGTGTCAAATTTTAAAGAATCATTGCAACTTTATACAACTTCTTCATTTATTAGGGCATATTTGGATGGTTCGGGTGGTCTTTAAGTTCTATAAATTTATTATATTTTTTCCAATTTAAAGAGTCTAAAACACTACATAATGAAGGGAAATTCTCGGTTTTCTGAAAAAAAGTATAAAAAAAGTTCCCTACATGTGTAGGAAAAACCACTAATTTCAAAAAATGAAAAGTGTTTTAACTTTTCAAAAATGGACAAAAAAAATGTCCAAAAATGAAAAACCAAAACATTTTATGAAAAAACCAATAACTTGTGACCATTTTTAAAATTATGGTGTGGTCACAAAAATTTTTTTTTTGTTTTTGTGACGATAAATTTTTGTTTATTTTTTTTGGACATTTTTGGACATTTTTGGATTTGTCAATGTTTTGGCAATATTTGGCAATGTTTTCCATCGCAAAAATCGCAAAAAATCGCAAATGAAATTAATAATCAAAAACAATATTATAAATGATGTGTTAGTATTTCAATATTTTTAACATTTTGTGACTGACTATTTTTTTTCCATTGCGATTGACGATTTTTCAATCCATTTGCGATAAATCGCAAATCATAACTTTTGGCAACATATATCGTATATAAAATACTAAATAATATATAAATATTGTCCGTCAGTCAGGTCTTTAAGTAGGTTTATACATTTATTATATTTTTGTTAAATACTTAAATATAAAATATTCACTTTATTTAGGCAATAATGGAAATCGCAAAAATCGCAAAACCAACTTTCGAATGCGAAAAATGTAATTATATTACGAATAATCGTTATGATTTTAAAAAACATTGTCAAACAATAAAACATAATCAGGAGATTTTTATTGACGATTTTTCAGTTAACATAGAAAAATCGCAATCTAAAAAATATTTGTGTCCAAAATGTAATAAAAGTTATAAAGATAATTCTGGTTTATGGAAACATAAAAAAACTTGTGTTTTAAGTAAAGAATTGGTTCAAGAAAAAGATATCATGCCATCTAGTGAAAACGAAATTAAAATGCTTACAGATTTAGTACTAGATGTTGTAAAGCAAAATCAAGAACTTACAAATAAAATTGTTGACATATGTAAAACAGGATTAAATACGAATCAAACAAATAATATTTCTAACAGCAATATAAACTCAAATAATAAAACATTTAATCTTCAATTTTTCCTAAATGAAACATGTAAAAACGCAATGAATATAACTGACTTTATTAATTCTCTCCAGCTTCAACTTTCTGATTTAGAAAATGTAGGCAAATTGGGATATGTAGATGGAATCTCTAGTATCATTGTTAAGAATTTAAACGCACTTGATGAAACTACTCGACCAATTCATTGTACAGACAAAAAGAGGGAAACATTTTATATCAAAGATGAAGATAAGTGGGAAAAAGATGATAGAGAGAAGAAAAAAATAAAAAAGGTTATAAATAATATAGCATATAAAAATGAAAGATTACTACAAAAATTTAAAGAGCTACATCCAGGTTGTAATTTTAGTGATTCAAAATATGCCGATCAATATAGTAAATTAGTAATTGAAGCTATGGGTGGAGCAGGAAATAATGATGCTGAAAAAGCTGATAAAATTATTAGAAAAATAGCAAAAGAAGTAACTATTGACAAATGCGTTGATATTGATTGATTTTTATTTTTTTTGTGTAAAATAATCTACAATAAATGTACACGAATCTTCCTTTTAAAATTCTCTTCATCATTGAAGAGAAAAAGTTTAAATTTTTTATTTACAAAATTCTCAAAATTTTCTCTCAAAGTTACTCTTGAAGATAGTTTTAGTTCAGGTAAAAATAAAATATACTGATATAATCCATCATTTCTGTATATTTTATCAAATAAATAGCCATCATAATCCTTTTCCATAATTTCTGGATTATTATGGCACAAATCAAGTAAAGAAGAATCACATTGTACCTTTCTAATAGATCTCATTGTGATATTAATATAATCTAATTCACCTAACCATTTATCGTAAAAATTATTCGTTGCTTCAGATAATTTAATCATATCATTTTCAAATTGAAATTTTATCATATTAAGTAGATCAACCAAACGTCTAATTGGACTTGTTATATGAATATAAGCATCAAGGTCAAGCAATTTATGTCTGGTATCAACAATTTCTGATCCATTAATATATTGACCAGATGTACTGGTCCATATCTTAATAAATTTCACAACTTCTTCAGGTAGTGTATTCGGAATGCTAACTTCTCTATTAATAATTGTAGAACGAAAAATACCAGTTTTATGTTTTATTAATTCTTTTGCAGAATGGTAATTCATTAATATCATAAGATAGCATACAAGCTCATGGCTATTGCGAACATTACTAACATATTTATTTTTTTTTGATAATTCATGAGCAGTTTGTAGAATATTATGGTATTTTTTGTCACCTAATAGTTTAGGCTCTTCATAAATATAATTATGTGATACTTTAATGATAGCATTACAAAACTTTATATTGATAATTTCATTGTCTTTAATAAATATATCCATTACAAAAGCAACTCTCCTAACATTTTGTCGCAAACTACACAAACAATCAGATAAAATTGTAGGTAACATAGGTCGTTTTTTGTCTGGTAAATAAATTGTAGAAATACGTTGTGAAAATGAGTTCCATAAGTTTAATATGTCCATCCAAATTGTTACATTAGATATATAAATACTTAATTGACTAACATCTTCATCTAATTTAACAAGACCAAATCCATCGTCATAATCAAGACTATTAAGCGGGTCAATTGTAATAATATTCCAATAAGATTGGTCTGTTCTGTCTTGAATATTTGGATATTTTAACAAAATAGTATCTATAATTCCATCGTGACATTTATTTTCGAGTGATTTACTCGTATCTTTTTGAAATTTTTGAATCGATGCGTTTAAACTTTTACAATATAATTGATATTCATAAAAATTATCAAGAATATCAACTGGTCCGATAACATTATCAAGTTTTGCTTTTGGATGTTTATCTTCCCAATTATCAAAATTAATAGTAACATATAAATTTTTAAATACTTTTGAAAACCCTAATTTTTTAACCTCATATGGAACTAAAAAAAATGGTAATCTAATATCATCAGGAATACATTTATAATAAAGTTTACCACCCGATGTTTGATTCCGTTTTGAACCATTATTTTTGCCAGTTTTCGTTCTGTTTTGTCTTCCATAAGTTTTATTTCCATCAAGAATTAAAACTCCTGGTATGGATGGTCCTTCTCTAATAGATGAATGCTGTATAGTAATTTTATTATCTATATCAACCATAAATACATCATTTGTAAATAATTTATTTTCAAGAGGATTTATATCCATTTCAATCTTATTAAATTTGTTTGTGTCAAGAACTTCCCAGGATGTGTAATTCCTGTCATTTACGTGAATTTTGAATGTCATATCTTACTATATATATGTAGTGTATTATCTTTAAATAATATTATTAATATATCTTCGTAAAACAATAATATTAGAAAAGCAAAATGATTTACATAAAAAATGTGAGTGTAATATTTGTTACAATGAAAATGAAAAAAAAAATTATAAAATTAGATTGTGGTCATGAATTTTGTAAGGATTGTATCAAAGAAACATTACAAAACAATAGAAGAAAAACTCCTTGTTGTGCTTTTTGTAGAAAAGATATAACAAATTTTGAGATAAAACATGAATCAATTTTTAACGAATTTGATGAATTTATTACAAGTGTTCTTGAAACATAATTTGTAAAAATAACCTATGAATTTTCAATTATCAAATTTTTTATAAAAAGTAAGATAAAAATTGTCATTCAAGAAAATATACATTATTATACAATTTAATTTACAGGTGATAAATACCCGCCTCATCCTCCTTTCAAAATATTGTTATAAGCAGGAGTGGTAGTAGGTTGACCTCATCCACCCCGCATATTACGTCTGGTGCGTTTATGTTTTTTGTGTCGTCGTGTTTTATGTTTTCTTCTGCGAGTAGTAGAAAAAGGGTTTAAAAAAGACAAAAATTTAGTAAGTCTCATTATAATATATTCTAATATTTTTATTATAATTCAGAACCAATATTATTATCAGATGATGCTGGTTGAGGCAATTCATCAATATTGGTGCTTTGTTCTGATATAATAACATTTTCTTCAACATTATTAGAAGTTTCATTTGTATCAGATATTTCTTCTTTATCAATGGGTGTAATAATTTCATTTTTATTTAATTCTTGAATTCTAACTTTTTTAACAACATTACGCTTAACATTTTGAATTTGTAACGCATGTAAGCCAATATAAGGCAATATAGCTAAATTATTTACATATGTTCTATAATTAAAACATGAAATACTTGTATTCTCATTAAATTTAATACTATACCACCAATAAGAAGGTATATACAATGTTTTACCGGGTAAAAGAGTAAATTCAAGACATTTAATTTTATCAAAATCCGCAACATATTTTGGCTGTGGGTTCCAAGGATTAACAGCTGACCTGAATTCAAAGTTCTCATAATCGTAATCTGGATATAAATATTTTGTACAATGCGGTGGAGCAAGTTTAATTTGAGCACTTCCTTGTGTTAATAAAAGATAATTTCTGTAATTAATTTCATAACGAAATGGTGTACAAGTTTGGCTGCTTCCCATCATAATATCATAGTTACAATTTGACACCATATATGGTCTGAGATATTCATCATTGTAACGCATATTTTTGCCGACCCCCGTTTCTTCTAAAAAGTCGGAATTATTTTCGGAAAAATAAGAGGATGTATTGTCTTCATCAAAAAGTTTAACAGCCGATTGTATTCGTAATGGCATGTAAAGTTCGGTATTATTATCATTTTCTTTAATATTTCTTATTTTTACTTCAAAAGCATGATAATTATTTGCTACATAATTCCGATTTGATGTTTCTATAATTTTTTGGCATTCAAAATCAAATAAAACTGGCTGTCTTAAATCACAAATTTCTTCTAATTTATCTTTTGATGGCTGTTCTACTTCATACATTTCTAAATCTTCTCCAGTTTTTAAATGAAATTGGATATGAAGATATAAAAATAAAACTAAACAAAATATACATAAACCTATTATTATTCTCATCTTAATTAAAAATGATAATAATATTTATTAAGTAGAACGAAAATCACCTTTAAGAAATGTGAAGACAAATATTAACTATTAAATAGTAAAAATGCTTCATAACATAAAGCAAATCTAATTTATTGTTTTGTGTCACTTTTTTAAAAGTGTCTAATCATCAGATAACTTAGGTGCTATATAAAACATAATCGAGCTATCATTTCCTAAATTATAATTAACTTTCATTGGTTCTTCATTACTCAAATTAAATTCGATGTCATTTGATAATTTATTTGTTAAACACATTTTACTTAGATATATTAAACTATACGTTAAATTAACTTCTTCATCTTCTATGATAGAATAGCTGTCCATATCATCTGTCGGAATATTAACACGCATTTCAACTGAGTTGCCAGATGCTTTAAAATCTACACAATCCTCCGAACATTTAATATTTAAATCATCGCCAAAATTGCTTAATTGTGATAATATATCAGTAATTTTCTTAGACGGCAATATAAATTCACAATCATAGTCAGTTGTTGGTATAACCATTTCTGTATATTCATAATCTAATAGAGGCAACTTAAAAAATTTATTGTAATCCGTTTTTTTCGAATTTTCATTATTTTTGAATTCAATTGATAATGTATCTAAATTGTCTTCTTCTAAATAAAATACAATTGATTGTTCATCACATTTAGTGTTGATTATAGAATAAAATGTTCCAGTATCAAAACATAATTCAACAATTTTATTTACCTTATAATAATCAAACCATTCAAAATGTAATTTTAAATCAAATAAACAAACATGTGATTTATCCATACCTTGAACATGAAAGGTATCTTTGTTAATAGTTAAGTTAATTTGTGATGATGAACTTTTTAAAAGACTAAAAATAGATATAAATATATCCTTTTTCCTTTTATCATTTATAACAAAACATACTTTTGTATCATGTTGTACAAATTCCATATTAATAATAATTATTTAGTTATTTTTAATATGTTTTATTTAACTATTAGCTAATTCTTGTTCAATTACGTTTTTCAAATCAACAGACATATTGTCATTGTTTTCTGTTGTTTCTTCTTGCTGTTCTTGCTGTTCTTGCTGTTCTTGTGGTTCTTCCTTAGATTCTGAGTTTTCTTCTTCTACCGGGAGACGTTTTTCTAAATCAGTTAAAGCGGTTTCATAATCAGAAAAATTTTGTGTAATTTCCTCATTAAACATATCATACTTAACCATAAATGATTTAAGAATATCCTTAGTTTCAGTTAATTCTCTATTAAATCTAAGAACTTGTTCACTACATTTAGCGAGTTCAATATTATGCTTAGAAACGTCATCACTCATTCTTTTAAATTGTTCTGTTAAAGTTGTTACATCTTCATTTAATTTTGTAAATTCCTCGGAAGATGAAGATGAAGATGTGCCATTCTTTTCAAGTGAATCAAGTCGACTAATAATTGTTGTTAACACAGAATTATCAATAACTTTATGGTTAGAAGGAATTCCGGAAAAATCACCGGTTACAGATTGTTTAGTATCTTCTTCATGATCAGTCTCCATAATCCATTGTTCAACTCTACCTAATCTTAAAGTAATAAGACCAACAGCATCAGAAATGCTTAATTTGTTAAATGGTAAACCATTTTGTGCGGGTTGTCGTTCACTATGTTGTTGAGGTTGTTGTTGAGGTTGTTGTTGCATAGTTCTTGTAGTTCTAACGTTATTTGGAGGTGGTGGCATATTATACCCCATTCCAGGAGGAGGTTGTGCAAAAGCAGCTTGTGAACCAATTGATGTAATAGGTCTATTTCCACTAACTGGTGGAGCATTATCCCCAGCTCTTCTAGCTCTAGCAGCAGCAAGTGATCTTGAACTCATAATATAATTTATTATGACAATTTGTTTCTAAATAACTTACGCATAAATAAAATATTATTTGATAAAATATTATAAATATAAGTATATGAAAAACTTAATTTTAGGAAATCGTGTTCCTTATGAATACTTTATAACATCTGGTTCTGGACAATCAAATGTAGGCTCTGAAGGTCTGCCATATGAAACAGGTTCATATGATGAAGCATTAACTAAAGCAGGAATCCAAAATGCTAATATTATTGAATATACAAGTGTCATTCCAACTGGAGCTAAAGAAATATATAAGGAAGAAGGATTAAAAAGAATTCAATGGGGTGAAGTATTAGAATGTATAAAGGCTCAAGCAAATGGAGAGAAAGGTAAATTTATAAGTTCTGCAGTTATGACTACAGATGTTTATGACCCAAATGGTAAATTTTTAGGAGGTTTTGCTTGTGAATATTCAGGAAGTGGAACAAAAGAAGAAGCAGAAAAATCTTTAGAAAGTTCGATTGATGGTATAATTGAGCATAGAAATTTTGGAATAACAAATGGTGGTGGAAAAATGTATGAAGATAATATTACTGATAAAGGGTATAAATATCATCCAGGTAAATTATTTGTATATGAAGGTTTAGATGTTAAAGATAATCACGGGACAGTTTTAACAGCAATATGTTTCGTGTCTCATAAATATCCCGATTTATCAGAAATTAAAGGTGGAAGAAGAAGAACAAGAAAAAATAGAAAATAATATTTTAAGCAATCATCGAAACCTTAATAGCTTCGTGGCTTTTATAATTATGAAGTTCAAAATCTTCCACTTGATAATCATTTATATTCTCTCTAACTTTTTTAATTGAAAGTGTCGGAAATTCATATGGTTCTCTTGTAATTTGTAATTTAGCAGCATCAATAGAATTCTCATATAGGTGACAGTTTCCCATAAAATGAATAAATTCATATGCTTCTAATCCACAATGATTTGCTATTAAATGCGTTAAAAATGAATATGATGCAATATTGAAAGGAATTCCTAAAAATTCATCACACGATCTCTGATACATAGCACACGATAATTTATTACCATCATGAACATTAAATTGACAAAGAATATGGCACGGAGGAAGAGCCATTTGGTCTAACTGACAAGGATTCCAAGCGGTCATTATATGACGTCGACTGGTTCTTTGGTCAGGGTCTTTTAATGCATCAATAATTTGTTGTAACTGATCAACACCCTTAAACTCTTTTTTTCTCTTATGAATATCGGTTGGGTCATTATCTAATAATCGCTTACCAGTAAAGCAATTATAATTGGAATTAAAATTTCTCCATTGATACCCGTATCCAGGACCAATCAAATCCTCACGAGTTAAGGTAAGTCCTCTAGAATCCAAAAATTCTCTCGAAGCATTTGCGTCCCAAATGTGAACACCTTGTTCTTTCAACAATTTATTATCGGTTTCACCACGAATAAACCACAATAATTCTTTTAGGCATGTCTTCCAAGCAGTTTTCTTCGTTGTCAAAATAGGAATCTTACCATCCTTTAGAGTAAACCGCATAGATTGTCCAAAAATGCTTTTTGTCTTACCATTTCTCCCTTCTTCCCAAAATCCATTTTCCAAGATATTTTTTAATAAATTTAGATACTGATATTCTTCATGTTGGAATTTTTTAATATTATTAAAAATATTATGAGAAATATTATCAGAATCTTTAGTTGATTCTTCTTTGTGGCATGAGTTTTTCTCGTGTGAAATGGTCATTTCTTGAATAGCGACATAATCTTCGGCTATATGTTCCATAATATATTTAGCTTATAAAGAAGTATTTAAATTATTTACTTAAAAAGTGTTTTTATATTTTTAATTTCTAATTATACCCTATAGGAATATGGATAGCTCGGATGAATCAAAAAGTTTCTTTAAGCATGTTTTCAATTTTGATGATGATTCAAAATCAGAAATATTAAATATACTTCAATATTCTGTTATAGCAATAATTCCAGTTGTTATACTTAATAAGACAATGCAACAATATGTTCCTGAAGCTGATAATAATAAAAATAGTTTAGAACTTTCGGCAGAAGTTTTGGTTCAAATTATTGTAATGTTTATTGGTTTGTTAGTTATAAATAGAATAATTACATTTATCCCAACATATAGTGGTGTTAAATACCCTGATTTCCATATTGTTTATATAATTTTAGCAGTTTTAATGATTATAATGAGTTTACAAACAAAACTTGGAGAGAAAGTATCTATTTTAGTAGACCGCATATGTGAATTATGGAATGGTAAAGTTGATGATAAAAATGGTAAGAAAAAAACAAGTAATGAAAATGTAAAAGTTTCTCAACCAATTTCTGGTCAACAAATGGGCGGTTACACTGATGGAACATCTATCAATTCATTACCAACTTATGATGTTACCCAAGGTAATCAAAATTCTATGCAACCACAACAATTGCCAAATTATGATGGAATGTATAAACAAGATACAACGCCTTTAGTTGGCGCTGCTTCACCTGGTGTAACATCAGAGGGTTTTGATGGTCCAATGGCTGCTAATTCTGTTTTAGGCGGTGGGTCATTTGGCTCTTGGTAAAATTATAGTAAAATAAATAATATAAAAATTTATTAATGTAAATTAGTATGGATGTTAATAAATTATTAAAAGCTCTTGATGATGACTCAAATGAAACTCTATTAAATTTTACAAGTAAAACTATTCGAGAGATGACATTAAAAGTATTAAAAGAATTAGAATTACCAAAAAAAGAAACAGTTGATATATTTAATAAATTAAAAGACTACAAATATGTAGACGAAATGAATGATTTAAAATATGGAACCTTTATTAGATGGATACCAATTGAGAATCCAGATAATATTTATTTAACAAAAGGAGCTTTATTTTGTGAGATGAAAATTACAGATGATGGTATTTTTTGTATTTGTAAAAACTTAGGTTATTCAGCACGTCATTTTCAAATTTCTATGGATAAAAACCTAATATTTCAAAAATTAACTGGTCAAGAGTTAGTTTTATTGTCAGCATTAGACCATTTGTCTAATTAATTTATTATATCTATTATGTATTAAATTTCTCATATTTTTCTAAAATTAAAAAATATGTGAATGGATAAATTATTTTTTGTAGGTTCTTGTTATATTTTTCTTTTTAAGGGTTATACTTGCTTTCTTCTTACAAGTAAATTTGCCTCGTGTAAATCCTTTATTATTAATAATTGTTTTGGTACATATACCAATAGAACGAGCTTCGTTTTTTTTATCGATTTTTTTAATACATCTACATAATTTAGTAGCAATAATTTTTTCAGCTTGATGTTTTAATAATGTTTTAGATTTGGGTATGGTTTTATTGTAAAATTCTAAAATTTTTTTATAATCATTGTTATTTAGTTCATACATTTATATATATATTTACAAACAAAATAATTGTTAAATTATTAAATTTATTGTATTATTTTGTAAATGATTATCTAATAAAGTGTTGATAAATTATAGTTGTTATTATATAATTTGTATACTGGTATATGATGTGGTAACAAAATAATAAAATAATATATTTATACCAAATATGTCATATATGTAAATTAAAATATTTTAAAATACATATTTCTTAATATATATTAGCAATGAAGATTGTAGTGTTTGATTTAGATGAAACACTAGGTTATTTTACAGAATATGGTATATTTTGGGATAGTCTAGGCAATTATGTAAAGAAAAAAAATAAAAGAGCATTAACTCAAACGGATTTTGATAATATTTTAGATTTATTTCCAGAATTTATTAGACCAAATATAATAAATATTTTAAATTATTTAAAGAATAAGAAGAAAACACATTGTTGTAATAAAATCATGATATATACAAATAATACAGGTCCGCGTGAATGGGCACAACATATAATAAAGTATTTTGAAAAAAAAATAAATTGTAAATTAATTGAACAAATTATAGCTGCTTTTAAAATAAATGGTAAAAGAGTTGAATTATGTAGAACAACACAACACAAAACACATAATGATTTAATAAAATGTACAAAAATCCCAATTGATACTGAGATATGTTTTATAGATGACTCTTTTTATCCTGAAATGGCAAACGATAACATTTACTATATAAACATAAAACCTTATTATTATGATTTATCATTTGAATACATGATTAAAAAGATGTCTGAATCAGAAATAGGTAAGAAAATAATAGGAAATGATAATGAATTTAAAAATTTAATGATGGAACATATAAATTTATACAAATATAAAGTTATTGAAAAAAATAAAGATGAATATGAAATCGATAAGGTTTTAGGTAAAAATATAATTACTCATTTACAATTGTTTTTTAATCGTTCTACAAAAAATAAAACTATAAAAAATAGAGGCAATAGAAGAAATAAAACCATAAAAAATTATAAAATCTAGTTATTTATTTTGAGAATGGTTTTAATTTTATCTTTAAAATCAATTAAATATTCATTTAATGCTGTAGTGGTAAGTATAATTGCGCCAGCACTAAAGGCTATTTTACTGTCAAGTTTTGTAAATTCATAATATTTTCTTAAAGGATTAAATCTCCACATTAAAAATAAACAAATATAAATTCTAATATAATAATCTAAATATTGTAAATATTGTGGGGCACTTTGAGACAAATCAAGTGCTGATATTATAATCAAAAAATATGTAAAATAAATAACAATATCAAATATTCTTTCCTGTAATTTATTAAGTTGTTTTTTATTCATATAATATAACTAATTATTATATTATTTATTGGTTATTTATTTTGTATATACATCTAAAGTTCTAGCACTTGGATCATAAGCATTAGTATATTTTGGCATCCAAAAATAAGGTATTATATTAGAGCAATTAGGAAATTCTTTGTCAAAGATTTGTTTATAATATATTTTTTCTAATTCAATACCTTGTTTAGAATTAATATAATCCGTTTGTAGACTACATTGTTCCTGATTCATGCTTTTAGAAATTTTTTCTTGTAAAATAGTAAATAATGACCTTCCTTGAGAACTAACACCATCACTAAAAGCTTCTTTTTTTCTCCACAATATTTCATCTGGCAAAATTTGTCTACCAAGACAATCAGAATAAAATAAATGTGTAAAACTATTACGCAATAGATATTTTTCAGTCAAACCAAAATTATTGTGATTCCGAAAATATGTAGGAATTGATAAAATATTATTGATAAAATTTCTGTCTAAAAATGGTGTTCGTGGTTCTAGTCCATTTGATGAAATTGATTTATCAGAACGCAAAACATCAAAATTATGAATATCTTTTAATAATCGGCGTATTTCCTTATCAAACTCAATATCATCAGGACATTTATTCATATATAAATATCCACCAAATAATTCATCAGAACCATCACCATTAAAAATTACTTTAGCATCAGAATTTCTGGCAATATGTTTGCCAATTAAATAATTTCCAATACTGGCTCTTACTGTAGTAGTATCATAAGTTTCGATTGCTTTAATAACTTCTGTAATAGCATTAAACATTTGTTCTTCTGTAACTATGATTTCAGTATGGTTAGATTGAATATAATCAGCAACAATTCTAGCATATTTAATATCTTCAGAGTTTTCAAGACCAATACTATATGTTTCAATTTGTTTCCCATTACCCCTAAAATAATCGGCTACTAATGCTGCTATTAAGCTACTATCGAGACCGCCACTTAATAGACAAGCAACTGGTCTTTCAGTTGTAACACATCTTTTAATAATAGCATTATTTAAACCATTTGAGATACACGAAAAAATTTCTTCTTTTGTTTCTGAAATATCATTTGTATGTGATGTAATTATAAATGAAGGTAGAAAATAAGATTTGTTACTAATTATTTCATTCCACCTAGAATTCAAACCATTGTTGTATTGAAAAACAGAATAAGTTCCAGGTTCAAATTGTTCAATACGATAATTATTTGTGTTTTGATTATAAAAATATTCTAAGCATTTAAGATCAGAGGCAAAGCCATACATATTGAATAGTTCATCTACATCATTAATATTATAAAGTTTATATAATGGTCTAACACCAAATGGATCACGTGCTACATAAACATTATTTTTATCATTGTTAGTATCATACAATACAAAAGAATAAACGCCATCGAGCATATTTAATGTTTGTTCAATTCCATAATTAATATATAAATGAATAATGATTTCACAATCAGAATCGGTAGTAGGTTTAATATTGAGAGTATTATAAAGTTGTTTATAATTATAAATCTCTCCATTACAAATTAATACAATATCATTAATTACAATTGGTTGATTAGATTCAGAATTTAGACCATTGATAGCTAGTCTATGAAATCCAAGATACATTTTCATATATTGGTCTTCTAATTTAGAATATTCAGGTCCTCTTCTTTTGCCTTTATTAAATTGTTCACTTATAATTTTTTTTTGTGTATTGTCAAAATTATTAGTGTTTAGGAGAGCAAATATACCACACATAATTATATACTATTATTATTATTATGTATAATCTTTAAACTTTTTATTAAAAATAATAATATATAAATATATCAATGGAAAATCCTTATAAAGCACCAACAGAATGTGTTTCAGAAATTCATAAACAAACAAATAATAGAATTTATGACAGAAATATACCATCACAAATGTTACAGCCATATGTAGATGTAAGACCTGTTATGACAAAATATTCTTATTTTCCAATAGTAGACCCGAGAAAGCCGATAAATGTTCCTCTTAATAATATGCCAACATATAATGTTCAAGAAGTATTTAATCCAGGCAATACTCAATCACCTTGGTCTGGTTTTTCTTCAAATATAAACACTGAATCAGAATTAAGAAATCAAGTATATGCATTACAAAAGTGTAGTCAAGCAGTTTATGTCCCAAAATCAAACAGTGATTTATATAAATACAAATTCCAAACAAAAACACAACAAAATCCACATGAATTATTATTTAGGGATCAAACATTTGAAAGTTTTAATCCAAACCCAGCACCTAATTTATGTGGTTCAGCAGTTTTTTATAATAATACAAGATGTCAAGTAAAAGATATGACAAAACAAACTTGTTAAAACCAAAAACGAGGATAAATATAAAAATAAATTTATATTTATTTTATATGTCACAATCATTAGTAAACCAAATAACTTTAGATTGTTTATTGAATAAAGAAACAATGGAAAAACATGTAATAAGACAGAGAGAAAAACAAATTAATAGAGAAGATTTAAATTTTTATAGGAAAAGAATTTTTAATTTATTTAAAGAATTGATAAGCAATAATAAACCAAATGACTTATCACCAGATGTAAAATATGCTTACGATACGTTTATAAAATCAGCAATAGGTTATTTTAAGGTTGTAGATAATAATGATCTATTACAAGAGGAATATAATGATGTTAAATTTCCAGACGATATATGTAGTATCTCTGACACAGACATGTCATCAAATTTAGACGTAAATAATGAAGCAAACAAGTTATTAATGCGTTCGATTAAAATTGATCTACCTACTTTAGATAAATATGTAAAAAGGACTTCTAATAAAAAAGAACAAAATATTATTTTGCCAAAATCCAGAGAGGTTGATATTATGAAACCAGAATTAAAAGATAAAGGTTTAAAAAAGAATATCACTAATATTTATGAAGACAATAAGAAAAAGTAAAAAAAATAAAAAAAATAAACATACTTTTAAAAATTATGGAATTAAATATGGTTCAGGAAAGCACCGAAAATATAGAAAACATAAAAAAAATAGAACATTAAAAAAAATTAATTGTAGTCCTAAATCTAAAGACAAATTAAATGATTTTACATGTTATACAAATAAAGACCTAATATATTTAAGAGACCATTGGAACTCAAGACATCCTGACGTAAAAATAAATACAAATTCGCCAAAAGAAATACACAGACTTCTTAGTGAACATCTTAAAGATATTTGTAATAATGAAGCTTGTTGGTTAAAACAAAAAACGATATTTGGTGATCTTGAAAACGAGCTTTCTGATTCTTTCGCACCAGAATCTCCAGATGAATGGAAAAAAAATCCAAATGAATGGTTGTCTAGTACTGATATTATGAAAGTTATGAAACAATATGAGAAAGCCTATAAATGTTTTGATTTTATCGGTCCTACGCCAATAAACTTTAACACCAGAAAATTATATGGTGAATGTGTTTGGGAAGAATTATGTAATTTTAATCTTGAAAAACTTATTAATAAAGGGATAACAAAAATTGGAATTATTTTTAATACTGATCCTGATACTAAACCAGGACAACATTGGATATCAATGTTTATTAATATTAAAAAGAAAACTATATTTTTCTTTGATAGTACTGGAGATCCTGCTCCGAAAGAAGTTAATGAATTAATTAACAAAATTATTGAACAAGGACATAATTTACATAAACCAATTAATTTTAAAGTTGATAGTAATAAAGGTATTGAACATCAATATGGTAATACAGAATGTGGCGTTTACTCTATATTTTTTATTGTACATATGTTAGAAGACAAAATGACTGAACATTACTTAAAAACTCATATACTTAAAGATGAATACATAGAAAAATTTAGAAATATTTATTTCAATGATTCGTTATAAAAATATATAAAAATACAAGTCTATTATTATATATTAAAATGTCTGTTAGTTCATTTAATACAACTGATAATATTAAAATGATATGGGATGTAATAAGTGATGAAGATATATTTACATTTCTGACTCCTGATATTCAAGGTAAAATATATAATTTATTTTTAAATAATATTCAAGGATTTTTTGAAGTTGAGAGAAAAAAAACAAATTTATTGGTTGAATTAAATAAAAAATATATTGTTCTGGTTCTTAATCATATAAAAAAAACATATCCATATCAACCAAATAAAATAAAAATATTCAATGAAAAACCACAAACGAAAGAACTAATTACATTTGAAGAAATACAAAATGATAGAAAAAGTCAATTTGAAAAAGATTTAAACAGAAGACAAGAAGAATTCGATGATTCTATGACATTAAAAGCACCTCCTCTTCCTGAATTTTCTGACAAAGAAAGTGATAAACCAATAAAAGAAATGGATAAAATTCTTAAAGAAATGCATGCTCAGCGTAATTATGAAGTGAACGAAATAAACAGAACATATAATACATCTAATCATTTAGATAATTGGCTTAAACCTCAAGAAACTTCTCTTAAAACAGAAAAATTTGAAAATAACAGAGAGCAAATAGAACAATCTCAAAGCCAGAGCAGGTTTAAGTTTTTAAATGATTTAAATGATTTAAATGAAATTGATACAAGCTTATCGCCAACTAATTCTAAAAAAAACGTTACATTTAGCAATACTGATATAGTTACTACATTTCAAGAACCTGATGAAGAAGATAATAATATTTTTTCAAAACTGAAAAAAGTTGAAAAAAAGGAAGATAATATTGTATTACAAATTCACGAACAAAATATAAACGGAACAAATTTAAATGATGATAGGATAGCAAAGTTAGAGAGAAATGTTACAAACTTAAATGAAAAAATAGATAAAATACTTGCTTTATTGAGTCAAAAAAATTAATAATAAAATTAAATTAAATTTATTATTAGTTTATTTATTTACCAATTCTCTAAAAACTCTCTTACCTGTTTTTTTATCCATTTCATATGTTCCTACTTGAACAGGTGCTATACTTGGGTCCCTCAATGCATCTTCATATGATTTAAAATCGTAAATATTTAATACGCTATCACTAATTCTACGATAAACATATTTTACACCATTAATAGTAACAGGTTTTCCTTCCCATTCAATCGCGACCTTATTTGCTAAAGCAGTTACATCATTTTGTTGCTCGGAAAAATCAGGAACATAAGAATATGTATCAATTGATGGATCACCAAAATTAACACATTTGTTATTTGAATAAATGTAACAATCAAAAGCAGATTGTTTAATTGCATCAGTTAATTGATCAGTTAATTCAGCTTTAATACTTGATATTTCAAATAAATATTGGTCACTTGTTTGAGGAGTTTTTGGAGCAGTTTTACTTAAATCCTTTCTTTTTAATTCGATAGCCTCGTCTGATTTTAATTGTTCTTCTGTAAATACCATTAAATAAACAAATACTTCAACTGTTTGTAAAGCTTGTGGTAAATCTTTATGACTACAAATGCGTCTAGCACGACCAATAACTTGTTCTGAACGCACAGGATGCCAATAAGGGTCTGTTAAATGAACATATCGTGTATTACGTAAATTAATACCTTCAGAACCAGATGATGTAATCATAAAGACTTTAATAACTTCACCCATATTATTATTTCTATATTTAGATTTGAGAACAGAACTAATACTATCTGGTATATCATCCCATTCTCCATTATAAATTTTACGTACAATTTCTTTTTCTTCAATAGTTTCAGTTCCAGTATATAAAGCATAAGTAGGTTTGCCTTGATCTACTTCTGGAATATCAATTTGCCATAATCCAGCCATATTCTTTTTAATTTTAAATTGTGTAAATCCATTTTTATTTAAAACAAGCGTGAAGAGACCAATACCCTCAGCAGTTCTAAATTGACTATAAACAAGATGAAGACCTTGATACTCTGGGTCTTGGATATTTTCAAGAATATGTAAAAATTTAGGACTATATGTTTGTAAAGCTTCAGGCGTAAAAAAATCATTTGAGTTGTCTTCCATTTCTTTCAATTTATTTTGTAAACGTTCCTTGTAAGTGACACCCCCAAGATCTTGTAATACTTCATCACCTTCAATTTCACCTTCCTTATCATGTTGAATATCTTGTTTTGATTCTACTTTTTTTCCTTGTTTTAATGCTGTAACTATGTTGCTTTCTTCTTTTTCATCATCTTTACCTTCACCTTCATCCTTTTCCTCTTCTTTCTTTTTTTGTCTGATAGGAATTGGTCTGTCTGGAATAATAAAATTACAAAATAAACGAGAGAAAATACGATATGTCGATGTTTTTTCTTCATAATCTTCTGCAACATTTTGTTTAGGTTTTTTTTTCTCAAGTTTACGCTCTTCTACACGTGCTGCTTCATATGTTTTAAATTGAACATCACTCATTGGTACTCTAACTATATGATAATCTACACCTAATGTTTTATTAAATCTCGGTAATAAACTTTCTTGCGCACTTCTAAAGTAAGAAGAAAGACCTAATATTCTGCGTTTAAGGGCATCAGAATTTTTTAGTTTGCGAGTTGTTTCATCTACATATCTAACAACAAATTCATCAAATGAATCTGGTAACGCCTTTTTATATTTAATTTCAATTCCATCTGGTATAATGTCAATATCATTTCTTCTGAGAATTGATACAATTTTTCTCTCAAAATCATTATCTGAAATAAATTCAGTATCAAGTTCTGTTTCACCACGTTCGTTTTTCTTGTTATTTGTGACTCCTTGGTAACCAGAATCTTTTTTAATTTTATTTTTAAAACCAAATGGATTTCTTGTGATAGTAAGTGTTTTACTTGATGGCGAGTAATCTAAATAATCTAATGTCTTCTCTCCAAGTAATATTTCTTGAAGTGAATTTTTATCAATCTTCTTATTTGTATTTATAACTAATGGTATTTTCCATGTCTTTATGTATCCTCTTAAAATATTAAATAGAATAGCGAATTCATTTGGATAATTAATAACAGGAGTTCCAGTAAGTAATACAATTCTGGCATTTTTAGCACTTAAAAGCATTTCATATAATTTTGTAGATAAATTAATTGGTAAACGTTCTTTCTCTCCACGTTTATTTTCAGCAATTGGTTTTTCTCTTTTTAATTTGTTAACAATTCTGCTAATAAAATTATGAGCTTCGTCGATAACAATAACACTATTATCAAATATATTTTTGGTATATCCGGATGTCATTTCTTCTAGTTTTTTCTCACGTAAACCATTATAGTTAATAAATTTATATTTTTGTCGAATCATTTCATTTAATTGTTCTTCTAAAATTTGTTTATTAGTGTCGCTTAAATCATCATAATTAGATTTCTTTTTAATATTAATAAAAAAAGCACCTCCGTGTTTTCGAATATATTCTTGAGGTAAATTTAAAATAGCTGACATTGTTGTTAGGGATTCAGGATGTCTTTCGATAGAAATCCATTCCCAAAATTGATTTTTCTTATACAATAAATCAGCACATTTTTTCAATTCACCAATATAGTTAGCACGTAAAGATGCTGGAGTCATAATAATAATATTTTTAGAATCTTTCATACCTTCAGCAATAGCAATACTCGTACAAGTTTTACCTGAACCTAAACCGTGATATAATAGCAAACCTCTATAAGGTGTATAAAGATTCATATAATCTCTAACAATTTTTTGATGAGTTAATAGAGAAAAATCTGATGAAGTCTTGCCAATTGTCTCACAAGAAATGTTTTCTCTATTCTCTTCCAATTCGCGTTTATATGGTTGAAATAAAGAATTAATAAAATTTACAAAAATCTCTCTATTATTCATTATATAACTTGAAACTTTGATATTTATTGGTGGACTCTTTTTTGGTAATCGTTTTCTTAAATCTGTATCTCCCATTTCAACAATTACTTCTGGACCTAACACAGCTACACCCTTTTCAAGTTTTTGGGTTTTTCTTTGCTTTTGTTTTGGTGGTATAATAGGTATGACATCTTCTTCTTTTTTCTTTAAAACAATTTCTTCAGGTGATTCTTCTTTAAATTCTACCTTCTTTTTAGGTTTCATCACAAATTCTTCTTCTTCTTCTTCTTCTTCTTTCTTATCTTCTTGATCTTTGGCATCTTCTTCATATTGTTTTTCTTCTTTGTTATCTTCTTTGTCATCTTCATCATCTTCTCCTTCAATGATTAAAGGTTTTTTAATGTCAATTTTCTTTGCTTTTTTAACTACACGTTCTGGCTCTTTTTGGATTTCCTTTGGTTCAATTTCTAAAACTGGTTTAACTGTAACTTTTGTTTTTTTATTTTCAGCTAATTTTTTAAACAATGCTTCTGTGTCATAACCTTCATGTGTTTTATCAATAATTACTGGTCGTTTTTGTTTTCCAACTTCATCATCTTTTTCTTCAAATTCATCAAGATCAACTTTTACTGGTAAAATTCCCTGAATTTGTTCTATTTCAGAAATTTGTTCACCCAACCCAGTAATACCTTCTTCAAATAGTTCTGCAATATTTGTATCTGTCTTCTTTTTTTCTATTGCGATTTTCGGTTTTCTTTGTCTGTTCTCACCTTTTATAACAACAGCGACATGTTCTCTTTCCTTTACATCAGGTTTTATCATTAATTGTTGTTTTAATTGTTCTAAATGATTCATTGCTTATATAAATTAAATATATAAATTTTTATAATTAGACAAATTTATATATTAGATTCATTTTACATGAAAAATAATTATTAAATAAAATTTTAGTTATATATAACAAATAAAATATTAAAGTTCCTTATCAAAATTATCAATACACTTAATAGCTTCATTACAAGCAACTTGTTCTGCCTTTCTCTTAATTTTATGCTGTCCTTCACCCATATATATAAGAACTTTTGAATTTTCTTCTACATAATCATGAATAGATTTGAAGTTCTTAAAAAATGAAATATCAACAGAGTCCGCATGAGTTAAATGAAAAATATGTTGACCTAAACATAAATAAACCCCCATTTTATATCCAACTTCGGCATCATGTTCAATTTCCAAATAATGTGGTGTGACTTTAAACTCTTTTTGGATTTTAACCTGTAAAATATTCTTATAATTATCATCATTTTGAATAAGAGCAACCCAATCAATATGTGTTTCAAAAATTCGATTAATAAATTTCTTAGCCATTTTGAAGCCTGGACTTTCATCATCGCAATTATCTTCCGATAGTTGATTATGTGTTTCAAAATTAAGGAATACAGCACCAATAAATGACTCGAATAAGCAACCAAGTTTCTTCAAATTAGTTCTTATTTTTTTTTCTTCGGCATGTTTAGACAATATTAGCCATTTATGTAGTCCCATTTCTAATGCGATTTTCCCGATTGCTTCATTCTTTACAATGGCAATTTTCTTCTCGGTCATAAAACCTTCGTTTTCTTTAGGAAATCTCTTATAAAGATATAGTTTAGTAACACATTCCAAAATTCCATCACCAAGAAATTCTAAACGTTCATTTGATTTAGAACTAAGTGACATACAATCTAAAGGACGTTCAACGATAGTAATATTTTGTTCAGCATTTTCATATTGAGGACGTTTCGTGTAAGAACGATGAACGAATGCGCGCTGATATAGCTCCAAATTACGAACAATTGGCGGTAAACCATATTTGGAAAGAATAGATTGAACTTCGCTCAATGTAATCTTAACATTTAGAGGATTATAAGGATTAAATACTAATCCATCATCAGTTTTAATCAAATCGTCGTCGTGTGCTTGTTTTACTTCTGTCATTTAGTATATTATAGCGTGGTAGCTTTATATTAGTTTATAAAATTGATTATTTAATTTTAGAAAAACATCTGGTGGATTTATTTGGAAATATTTAGATTAAAATAAAATATTATTGTAAATTATAAAGATGGTCTTGATGAACGCCGGACGTAACGCCAGAAATGTGGCATCAATTACAAATCGCCCGACATGTGGTGGAAATAAAAAAGCCGGAACCGCTCCACGTGTCGGTTGGTTTTTAAGTAGCAATACTATGTTAATGGGAGCTCCTCAATCAGTTCCTTTAGTTTGTCGTCCTAACTACACTATCCAAACCCAAAAATACGGATACCACGCTACACACGGTGGAAACATGGGTTAAGTTTGTTAAAAATTATATTTCTATTTTTAGATTTATTATTTTTAAATAAAATGATTTAATAACAATTTATTAAATAATTTAATGCTTATAAAAATTGATACGAGAGAATCAGCCCTATTACAGATGCTTTTGACACAAATATCTACAATTCCAGTCTTTAAAAATATCAAGTTAAAGTCTGAAACCTTACCTATTGGTGATATTATTATAAATGATGAAACAGAAGATAAAATTATAATCGAGAGAAAATCGGTAGCTGACCTGTTGTCAAGTATTAAGGATGGTAGATATGAAGAACAATCATATAGATTAACTGGCCAAAATCATCATAATCATAATATAGTTTATTTAATTGAAGGTGATGTTAATAAAGTAAATAGATTTAAACCTGATAATAAGGTTGAAAAACTAACTTTATATTCGGCAATGTTTTCATTAAATTATTATAAAGGTTTCTCTGTATTTAGAAGCTTTTCTTTAGATGAAACAGCAAACATTATTTGTAATATGGCTTATAAAATGAGTAAGGATTTAACTAAAAAACCTTATTTCCAAAATAAGTTTCAAGTTGAGTTGCCATTGCCGACTAATGAAACAGAAGAAAATGTTATAATACCGACTAACGATGATTTAGATGAAGTTCAAGTAACTGATAAAGATTATGTTGGTGTCGTTAAAAAGATTAAGAAGGATAATATTACTCCAGATAATATTGGAGAGATTATGCTTTGTCAAATTCCAGGAATTAGTTCAGTAACAGCATTAGCCATTATGGAAAAATATAAAACAATTCCAAATCTTATTAAAGAATTAGAATTAAATAATGAATCAATGAAGGATTTGTCGTATACAAGTTCGAAAGGACAAGTAAGAAAAATAAATAAAACATGTATTGCGAATATTGTAAAATTCTTATTGAAAAAATAAAAATATAATATATGAAAGAATTACATAATTTACTTTTATTCGCCGCTATATGTTTTGTGATATATTTAGTATTTAGAAGTTTTCATTATAATTCTTATAATCCTATGTTAATTGAAGGTATGACTGATGCTTCTGGTAATTCAGTTTCAGTGTCATCTCCTGCTAATGGTATTGCTGGAAATGCTGCATCATATTCAGCTTCATTAAAGGCTGCTACAATAAAATCTCAAGATACTTTTTTAATTAGCAAATATCGTTCTGATTACGAATCCGCTATTTTGAATTTGGATGATTTGATAAATAATTTGATGTTAAAAACAGTTTTATCTGTAAATCAAGATAATCCAGGTGAATCAGTAATACAGTTAGGACAAATGCAACAAGCAAAAGTCGCTTTAAATTCAGTAATGAAATTTGTTGATAGTCAATAAATTTACCTTTTTCTAATTATATAAACTGAAAATATTTATATAAATTATTTTTGATATAAATATATTATTTTTTTGCTCCACTTTTTGGTAACGTAGTTGCTTTGCTTAAAGGTGGATTAATCTACATAAATAGAAACTTCATCTTGTTTATAATATCCTTTATCAACCAAGCTTTGAGTGTATGCTGATCCACCCCAATTAGGGTCCATTGGATCAGGACTAATTGCTTGTTGTTCTTGTTTCATATTCATGGCATCTAATGGTGTTGTAGTCCCAACATAATAATCAGTTTCATCGTAAGCGGGATAACCACCTTTATTATATGGTGGATCATTTCTTGTAGCATCAACTAAAAGAGTTTGATTAGGATATGCTAAACCATCATTTGGAATTAACGAAGTTTCTAACATAGGTGTAATCTGAGATGCTATTCCAATAGGAGCAGCAGCAGAAGGTGGTAATCCAGCTTGTGGTTCTGATACACTAGGTCTAACCTTATAAACAGGATTTCCTTGTGCGTCATAAGTAGATTGTAAATAAAGAACTGGACATCTTATTCCTTGACTTCGTTGCCAATCTAAAAATTCAGTATAATCTTCTAAATTATTAAATTCTATTGGATTAACTCCAGGAACTTGTGCTAATTTTGAATTATATAAATAAAATTTTTCTCCTTTTTGAATTAATAAATTAGGACATCTTGGCTTAGTTGCTCGATTAGTGTAACCCTCGACATATTTAGGGTCAGCACATCTTGCGTAAAAATATAGACCAATTAAAAATACCAATATTATTAATAGTGTTGTAAGTGTCATTATATATTTATTATGATATTATTTTCTACATATTTAATATAATGGTTTATCTAGAAATTAATAAAACAAATTATCAAAATGGAAAACCTAAATTGATTGAAAAAATGAATAAATATTTATCTAATAAAGATGCCAAAATATTTATGTTAATTTATATGGAAGGTTGTGGTCCATGTAATGAAACACGACCAGAATGGTCTAAACTTAAAAATATTCTCTCAAATAAATTTTTAAGTAGACAAGATGTTGTCATATTTTCTCTTGACAAGGATATATTTGGAAAGCTAAATAATGCTAATAAAGAACCTATGAGTTTTCCTACCATAAGATTTATGACTGATTCTGGAAAAAAAATGGAAACTTATGAAGACTCTCAAATTTCTAATAAAGACAGAAAAATTGACTCATTTATTGAATGGATTAAACTTAAAACTGGTGAAAATAATATAACTATATCTGAGAAGCAACCAAGAGTACACAAATTTAATAAAACTCATAGAAAAAAACGACATAGTAGAAAATCAAGAAAACAATCGGGAGGTAAATGGTCGGCAAAATATAAACGCAGTATAAATTGTAATAGACCAAAAGGTTTCTCTCAAAGGCAATATTGTAAATATAGTCGCAAGAAATAAATATTTATTGACTGAATAAATAAATTAGTTTATTTCATGGCTTATGAAAATTTTCTTTTGAATAACCGATAACAGCACAAGCAATTCTTTTTCCAGCATTACCAGTTTTTAAACTTTCGCTATTTCCTCCTTGTCCACAATCATCTTCGTCTTCATGAATAATTAAACCTCTACCAATAATATTACACTTAGCTCCTCTAAGTTTAATAACATTATCATAAAATGAATATTTAGCCTCACCTTTACTGTTAGTATGAATATTACCTAAATCACCTACATGTCTATTTGTCATACCTGGGCACCCATGTGTTTTACCATAAGGATTAAAATGAGCACACATGCTAGTACATTTATCAGTTAAATCTCCTGCTTCATGAACATGAAAACCATGCTCGCTATTTGGTTTAAGACCAGATATATGTAAATCAATTACAATAACATTATTTTTGAAATCTTCTGTAAATTTAACGTAACCTTTTATATTATTATTAAATACAGCAATAGCATATATCGGTTTATTACTCATATATAATCTAAAAATATTATATTTAATACATTGTAAAAATAAAATAAAATTGATTAATATTAAATATAATAAACATAAATTAACAATAAAGAATAAAAATGGAGCACATATTCAGAGTTTTTGACTATAACTTTTATAATACACATGATTCATCAAGAGATAATGATGATGAAGATAATACATATAAAGACACAAATGTATTTATGATTCAAATGTTTGGTGTTGATGAATATGGTAAAACTTATTCTGTAAATGTCGAAGGCTTTAAACCATTCTTTTATGTGATGGTTAATGACAAGTGGAATATTAGAATGAAAGAACAATTTATTGAGCATTTGAAAGGTAAAATTGGAAAGTTCTATTCAAACTCAATTACAGAAGCAAAACTTATAAAAAGAAAAAAATTATATGGGTTTGATAATAAAAAAGAACACAAATTTATATTTATTGAATTCGCAAATTTAAACGCATTTAATAAAGCAAAAAATTTATGGTTTACTGATTATAGTGAAGGTCATCAATTATTGAAAAATGGTTATACTGGTTTTGATAAAAATACAAATATTATGTTATATGAAGCGAATATTCCACCTTTATTGCGTTTCTTCCATATTAAAGACATGAGTCCGTCTGGATGGATTGCTATTCCAAAGAAAAAAGCAATCGAAAGAAAAAATGAATTAAAAACAGTAAATTGTGATTATGAGTTCGTTATAAATATTAAAAATATAATTTCATTAAATGATAAGGAAACAAGAGTTCCTTATAAAATAATGAGTTTTGATATTGAAGCTAGTAGTAGTCATGGTGATTTTCCTGTTCCAATTAAAACTTACAAAAAATTAGCTACCAATATTGTAGAGTATTTTGAAGATGTTGGTATTGATCAATTTAATAAAACTACAATCAGGCCAATTTTAACCAATATTATTCTTACTGCATTTGGTTATGGAAATACAAGTGGTATTGATTTAGTTTATCCTAAGAGACACCCAAACTCAAAAGAAGTTATTGTTGAATTATGTAATAAATGGCTTGAATGTAAGGTTAGAAGCATTAAAAAAACAGACGATTTTAATCAGGCTAATTCAATTGAAAAAATGTTTGAAACAAAATCAAAAGAAATTGAAGCAGAAAATGATGAAGTGAACGGAGAAAGTGGTGATGGAGAAAATAGTAATGGAGAACCATTTGGTAATAAAATATATAGTAATAGTAATTATGTCAAAGAATATGCCAATAAACAAGCGACAATTATTGATATAATTTTAGATAAAAAATATGAGCGTGAAGGTAAATTAATTGAATTAAATTTATCATTAAATTCGGTGTTCCCAAAATTAGAAGGTGATAAAGTTACTTTTATTGGTTCAACATTTATGAATTATGGTAATAAAGATCCTCATTTTAATCATTGTATTGTTTTAAACACTTGTTCAGAACTTCCAATGGAAAATTCACAAATAGAAACATACGAAACTGAGAGTGAATTATTATTAGCCTGGCAGCAATTAGTCCAAAAAGAAAATCCTGACATAATTATTGGTTATAATATATTTGGTTTTGATTATGAATTTATGTTTCATCGTGCAGAAGAAAATCATTGTGTTGAAGATTTCTTAAAGCTTGGAAGGAACAAAGATGAAATATGTGGTACAAGAGATAAGGATTCCGGAAAATGGAAAATTGAAGAAAGTAGTATTCAAATAGCAAGTGGTCAGCATGATTTGAAATTCATTAAAATGAATGGTCGTCTTCAGGTTGATTTATATAATTTCTACAGACGAACCGAAAATTTGACCAGTTATAAATTGGACTATGTAGCTGGTAATTTTATTGGAGACTTTGTCAAAAAAATAGAGAATAATGATAATAATTCTGTAATTTCAACGAGTAATTTAACTGGTTTATTGGTTGGTAGTTATATTCATATTGAAGAGATTGGTCATTCCATAGATTATTACGCAGATGGTGCGAAATTTTTGGTAACTACAATTGATAAAATAAATCGAAATTTTACAATTGATGGTGTTATTGATCCTGATTTTGATAAAAAGGTAAGATGGTGTTTAGCTAAGGACGATGTTACACCAAAAGATATTTTTAGAATGACAAATGGAACAGCAGATGACAGATCAGTTATCGCAAAATATTGTATTCAGGATTGTAACTTGGTTCATTATTTATTTAATAAGTCAGATATTCTTACTGGGTTTATTGAAATGGCAAAGATTTGTAGTGTGCCAATTAATTTCCTTGTAATGCGAGGCCAAGGTATTAAATTACAAAGTTTGATTGCTAACGAATGCCGCAAAATTCGAACATTAATTCCTGTCATTGAAAAAGGTGATTTAGATGAAGGTTACGAAGGTGCTATTGTTTTGCCACCTAAATGTGACCTATATTTAGATAATCCAGTTGCTTGTAATGATTATGCTTCTCTATATCCAAGTTCAATGATTAGTGAGAATATATCACATGATAGTAAGGTTTGGACAAAAGAATTTGATTTAGCAGGAAATCTTATTGAAGAACAGGGTATCAAAGATGATGATGGAAATTATATTTATGATAATCTTTCTGACTATGAATATGTAGATGTTGAATATGATACTTATAAATACTTTAGAAAGCACCCAAAAGCAGCAGCAGAAAAAAATAAATGTGGTCATAAAATTTGTAGATACGCCCAATTTTCGGATGGTGAATCAGCTATCATGCCTTCTATTCTTAAGAAATTGCTTAAAGCAAGAAAATCTACCAGAAAAATGATTCCAAATCAATCGGATGAATTTATGAAACAGGTCTTAGAACAAAGACAGCTTGGTTATAAGGTAACAGCTAATTCATTATATGGTGGTTGCGGTGCGAAAACAAGTTCATTTTATGAAAAAGATATAGCAGCTTGTACAACAGCAATTGGTCGTAAATTACTAACATATGGAAAGCGTATTATCGAAGAATGTTATTCAAATAAACTTTGTCAAACGACAAATCACGGATTAGTGTTGACAAATGCTGAGTATATATATGGTGATAGCGTAGCTAGTTATACACCTACTTACATTAAACAAAATAACAAAATAGAAATTCTTACTATTGAAGAATTAGCAAATAAATATGGAAATAATAATTGGATAAAATCAACTGAGAGTGGAAAACAAGACAAAGAATTTTGTGAATTAAATGGTGTAGAAACATGGACTGAAAAGGTTGGACTAAATTACATAGAGTTATTCGTCATGAACTGGCAAGTCATAAAAAAATGATCCGTATATTAACACATACAGGAGTTGTTGATGTTACAGACGACCATTCATTAATTAAACTTAATGGCGAGGAAATTTCACCAAAAGATGTTTCTTTAGGAACTGAGTTATTACATAACAAACTCCCAGTCAGTAACAATTCTTGTGAAATAACTCTGGATGAAGCAAAAATTATGGGATTCTTCTTTGGAGATGGAAGTTGTGGAAACTACAATTGTCCTTCTGGAAAAAAATCGTCTTGGGCTTTAAATAATGCATCACTTGAAATTATTAACAAATATTTAGAATTATGTAAAAAAGTATATTCAGAATACGAATGGGTTGTTATGAATACACTGAATACATCACATGTCTACAAAATAAGTCCTAGAAATAATTCTTATGGGTCGATTAGTTTATTTACAAAATATTATAGAAATTTGATGTATTCTAATAAAAATAAAGTAATTCCTAGCTCTATTATAAATGGGAAAAAAGAAATTAAAGAAGCATTCTTTGAAGGGTTATATGATGCGGATGGCGATAAAGACGAAAATGGATACGTAAGAATAGACCAAAAAAGTCAAATAAGTACGTCTAATATTTGTTTATTAGCACAAAGCATTGGTTATTTAACTTCTATTAATACACGAAATGATAAACCTGATATTTATAGAATTACTATGACCAAACTATCTCAAAGAAAAAATCCTTTTGCTATAAAAAAAATGAAGGAAATACAATATAGTGGATACGTATATGATTTAACCACTGAAAATCATCACTTTGCTGCAGGTATAGGAAATATAATCGTTCACAATACAGACTCAGTATTTTATACATTTAATTTACAAACACCAGATGGAAAACCAATTCGTGGAAAGGATGCTTTAGAAATTACAATTGAATTAGCTACAGAAGCAGGTCAAATAGCAGCAAGATTTTTAAAAGCACCACATGATTTTGAGTATGAAAAAACATTTATGCCCTTTTGTTTATTATCTAAAAAAAGATATGTTGGTATGCTTTACGAAACAGACCCTAATAAATGTAAGCGTAAAGAAATGGGTATTGTACTGAAGCGTAGAGATAATGCACCAATAGTGAAAGATGTATATGGTGGTATTATTGATATTCTGATGAAAAAACAGAATATTCCTGATGCTGTTCAATTTCTAAAAAATTGTTTACAAAATATTGTAGATGAAAAATATCCTATTGAAAAATTAATTATTACTAAATCACTGCGTTCTGGTTATAAAAACCCAAAGTCAATTGCTCATAAAGTATTAGCTGATAGAATAACAGCAAGAGACCCTGGAAATAAACCAAGTTCCGGAGATAGAATTCCATTTGCTTATATAGCTGTTCCAGGTAAGAAAGTTTTACAAGGAGAAAAAATAGAGACGCCATCATTTATTGCTGAAAATAAATTAAAAATTGACTATTCATTTTATATTACGAATCAAATTATGAAACCGGTTCAGCAATTGTTTGCTTTAGTTCTTGAAAAAATATGGCAATTTCAAAATAAAAGACCTAAATTATTAAAATATAAAAAAGACGTACAGTTATTAAAAGTCAAATATATTGATGATGAAGATAAATTTGAAGAAAAGTTAGAACAGTTTAGATGTAAAGAAATTAAGGCATTATTATTTGATGAATATTTAAGAGAAACAAATAATGAAAAATTAGGAAATCAAAGTTTAACTAAATTCTTCATTAAAAAATAATACAGAAGAAGATAAGTATTGTAAAATATTAGTAAATAAAAAATTGCTAATAATAATTTTTTATTTATTAGTTTAATTAATTCAAACCACTACCTATTTGATTTGATTGTTTGATATATGACCACATATTCTTAATATTAATATTAAGATCTACAATATTTTTTTCAATATTATGGACTCTATGTGAAAGATTATATAAATCATTTTCACTATTATATTCGGTATCACTGTCATTATCGTCATAATTATATTCAAGTGAAATCTCGCTTGAATTATCATTAGACTCTGAATTATAATTACTACACAAATCATTATAATCAGCAAAACCTTCTTGATCAAGTTTAAATATAATAGCATTAGTTGTTCTATTATGCTTTTGCGCAATTTCATCAATAGTCAAACCTAATAGCTCAAATTCTCTCTGAAGAGCGAGAACTTCATTAACAGACCATCTAAATCCAGAACGTGTAGTCATCTTTACTATAAATATATACAAATATTACCTTTATATCATTTTAAGATATAATTTTATCTATTACATATCACCTACTTTTTATTTGCCAATAATCCATATCATAGAATATATCCAAGATCCGATAACCATCCACATATTATTAATAATATGCGCAGCATTATATACTATCCATCTAAGACCTTGACAATGAGGTGTCATTATTATAAATGGTGACATAATAAATCCTAATATAGTATTTGGAACACAAAATTTAACATATAACTGTGCTGAAAAATAATGTAAACAAATCCATAACAAATAAATACTGGATAATTTTAATGAAATTATTGATGTTCTTAATATGAATGAAGAGATATTTATACCACAATTATAAAATTTATCAAATAAATCATTTTTTGAAATTTTTTCTAATTCATCATCATTTAATTGATTAATTTCTTCACGTGTCAACTCAATTACTTCTTTGTTATTATTTATTACCTTAATACGTTTGGTCATAATTTAATATGTAAAAAAATCTTTATATCATATTAATATAAATTATCAGAAATTTCGGTTTCTATTGAATGCGTTAAAAATATTATATAACTCATTATCTAATTGATTACTAACATAATTGCCTGAAGTATCAAAAAAACTACTGATAAAAAGGTTTCTATTTGAACTTGAATTATTATTAGTATTATTAGTATTATTATTAGTATTATTAGTATTATTAGTATTATTAGTATTATTAGTATTATTAGTATTATTAGTATTATTAGTATTATTAGTATTATTAGTATTATTAGTATTATTAGTATTATTAGTATTAT